GATGTATGTGAAGTCTCTCTAATATCAATAACGAATCCTTCACCTTCTTCAACAACACCATCCGCAGCAATTGCTTTAGTGAAAGAACCACTATCATTATTGATAGTAAATGTTCCTGTTAAGGAATTATCTACAAAATCCGACGCTGTTATTGTACCAAGATTTCCTCTGATAGTATAATAAAGAGTCGTTCCATCTTCAATACCATCTGAAGTCACCGTGACAGTAATTACATTACCTTCTGTTAGATTTCTTGGTGCAACAGTAGATTGTATGGTTCTCTGAATTGAACCAAGAAAACCATATCCACCAGCGTTAATTGATGAATTTGTTCCAAATATAGGCATTATCCAGCACCAAAACTACTCAAAGTTCCTAAAACTGTATAATCTGACACATCATTTTTAATAATTGCAAATGTATATGCGTTTATTGCGTTTGTAAATCCAGAAGTTGGTGAAGTTGAGTTTATCCACTTAACTGCGACTACTTGACCATCAATTTTAAATCCAGTTGTAGTTGGGTTTGATATAACATATGCACTGCTGCCCATATTGATGAGCACAGTAACCACTATGCTTTTTTCCTTTGATATACCTCTAAGACCTGTTATGTTAAAGGTAAAATTTCCAGTAGATTGTCCACTATAATTGTGGAGAGATCCCTTTCCTAAATCAATTACAAGTTCATTGTATGCTGTATCTTTATATACACAAACTTTTTCAAAAATTTCTTGTACATTTGCAGTTGACTCTAGATTTAATCCACCAGAAAATTTTGCATTAGAGAGAAAATCTGAGTTTCCTGCAAAAGTAGACTCAAAATTGTATTGTGTCATAGTTATCCTAATGCCTTAATTGCCTTACTTGCAACGCTTACTGCCATTCCCGCACCAGGTCCACCCGCTGCAGTTGCTGCTGCTCTTGCAATACCCTCAGCATTTAACCCAGAATATACTTGATTTAACATACTATTTGCATTATCTTCCGTTGCAATACAATCTGGTCCATATGAATGTGGTGCCTCACAATATGCTTCTTTTGCAAAGATATCAAATCTATTACCACAATCCAACTTCATATTACCACCACTCTTGAAAGTCATTTCACCTTTTGACTCTACGGTGACTTTTGCACCTTTAATTAAAATTTCACCATTTTCTTGAGCAGTAATAAGAATACTACCCTTCATTCCAGTGATACAAATATCTACACCACCACGTTCACTATTCTGTCCCCCAATAATTTCTATGGTTTTATCGTTATAGAGACGATAGATACCACCCTGCGTCATACCAGCAAGTGATACGTCACCGTCATCATTGAATCCATAAAGATCATAGATTCCTGGACCATTGAATCCGACCTGTGGATTATTTACTTCAATCCTAAAATTAGGTGAAAATGAAGTAAATGCGTGTCCTTGTGGATTTTGATTTGACATTTATATTATTCTCCGTTCAAATATTTAGTATCCACCCCCATATCCACCTCCACCTTGATTTGGTGGTGGTGTTGGAGGAGATGGTGTTGGAGATGGTGTAGGCGAAGACGATCCTCCTCCCCCTCCACTACCAGACGTGCTACTCTGTATATTTGTTATTGGTGTTGGTGCAGGAGTTGGTTCTTGCACTGATGCTTGTTCAACTTCTACAGTAGTTGTTGATGTTTGCCTGTTTATTTGAGTTGTAGTGCTTATATTTGACGGTAAAGATCCAAGACTTTCTGATTGAGTGTCGTAAATGTATTGATGTGGTGCTTTTCTATGCGTTGCACCAACCATTTTTCTTCCATTTGTTGGGTGAATATGGAACGGTCCATAGTAAGGTTCGCCATTTACATATCCTACAAGATCATCTTCTTTAGAAATACAGTCAATAACTTGCTTAACTTCGCCCTGTAATTCTGTGGGTCTCTTAATAAGTCTTGGTCTCAGTCTCAAACCTGCACCAGTAGCAGAAACTGCATTGTATTCTACAGTATTTTCTACTGACTTATAAGTTAATGTGCCAGTACCAGTACCAGTATCATCAACTTCACTAGTAGTACGAATTACATTGTAAACTCTACCTGAAGTGTCAACTTGGACTGAATATTCATTTCCTTCACTATCACGGACAACATCATCTGGATTATATCCACTACCAGATCTGACAATAACCGGACCTTTCTGATCATCTGGAATGTAATCCTCAACCTCACCACCAATCGTATAGTTTTCTCCTTCAGTTACAACGTAAATATCAGTAATATTTTGGAAGGTTGGAGAATCTGGATCATAATCAATAATTGCTCTTGCAGATGCGCCATATCCTCTATCACATTCATCAACAATCTCAACAAATGGTGGGAATGTATATCCACCACCACCATTTACAAGGTCTACACCAAGAAGACTACCAGTCAATCCTCTATCAGCATTGGCAAGAGCCTTAATTCCACCAAAGATTGCATTTGCAGTTCCACCTTCACCATTTCCACCAAAGATCTTGATCTTTGTACCACCACATCCACCAAGTTCTGGAAGACCTGTATAGCAACTGCCAAGAGCACTCTTAAATCCTGGAACTGAAACACTTGGATTCATAAAGTCAAATACACCCAAAGCACTTTCGGCAGCTCCAGCAATATCTTGAACGGTATCTAATGCTGCTGTACCAATACTAAGTGCCTGGTTTGCCGTTTCTAAGATATCACTAACAGGTCTTCCTACTTTATCACTAGATCCCTTACCAATAATCCATTCATTAGAACCAAGATTAAATTCTGGAGCAATTGCATTACAACTGAGAGAATCTGCAATACCAAGAATTGCATCAGCAGTATTTTTTAAGAAGTTGAGAGGACTGAATCCCATCAAAATCTTATCAAGACCACCAAGTAATGGTTGAATAAATTTAGTTACTCCACCTATAATATGATTGATAATGGAACCGACTACTTGATCTGCAATACAGGATGCAAAGTTTGTTACGTTATCTACTACATTCTTAAGAACTCCATCAATCATACCAGAGAGTCCATTAATTACATTATTTGCAATACAGGGTATTGCATCAGATAATTTTTTAACTGGACCAATTAATAGTGCCTGTGCAACAGTTCCTGCTTTTGTTGCAATAGGATCGCTTCCTGTTGCAGCAAGAACTGTATTATACACACCATCATATAAGACTTGTAATCCACCATTCAATACTGGAACCATAGCAGCACTAAGGTTCTTTGTCATATCCTGAACCATACGAGTAGCACCCTTTTGGATACTCGCAGTCATATTACTAATTTCTCGATATAGATTTTGCTTTACATTCCCAATTGCTTGATCAACATTACTCATAAATCCAGTTACACCATCAGTGATATCCTGAATCTTCTTTACAAAGTTATCAACATCATTTTTAATAGTCTTAACTGCACTATCTTTTCCACTGTCAGCAGCAGTTACTTTTTGACCAATAGCACTAGATGCTGATATTTCTGCATTTGGATTTGCAGGATCTCCTCCAGTTCCATTTGATTTATTTAACTTCTTAGCGGTAGCATTATCTATAGATCGTACATGCTTTTGCGAAGTAGTATTAGACTCATTCGATTCATTTCTTGGAATATTTGCGCCATCATTCTTAACAGCACCAGTATATCCAGTAAATGCTTCAAAAGGTCCTTTATAATCGGTTGATGGAACCATATTGGTTCTACCAAATATACCGATAATTACAGGTTGTTGAGCATTATCACCATCAAGAAAGAATCCAAAAACAGAATCACCAGGAGAAATCTTTACCGATGTTGCTCTATTCTGAGCACCAGAACCATCAGTACAACCTAGAAGTGCTTGTGCCCAAGGAAGTTTATCATCAGGAAGATCAATTACACTATAGGGGTGATATCCAAGAATACGAACTCTGAATCTATTGCCCCATCCACCACCATTGATCTGTTTGCCCTGTGCTATCTCCGGAGCAATCTGACCAATCCACCAACGGAATCCGTCTCTTCCTATAAAATTTGTTTTAAGTAAAGACTCCTCTAACATTTGTTTTACTTGTTATTTTTTCCGTATTGACCAAAAGTGTCTCTGATCAATTTTAATGAAGTATATGATCCTTCAGCATCAAAGTGATGGCAAAGTTCCTTTATCATATATAGACCACTAATTTCAGTATCGAATTCTCCACCTTTTGAAACTGTCGTAGATGGGAAAAGACATTGAATAAGATTTCCTGCTCTCAAATTTGTATTAGATGGAATAGTTATGGTCATTGCTTGAGTGAACATAAGATTATATCTCATAATTGATTGAGACTGATACTTAAAAGCATCCGCATTTTCTTCATAAGATACGCCATCTTCAAGTGTTCCAATATCTACAATTCCAGTGACTAATCTACTTGGAATGTCTGCAAGAGTAAGTTCAGAACCTTCATTTATTGGTGGCATTCCAAATGATCTACCAAGATTCTTAGACTTACCTGCATAATTTTCTAATTTGAATAGTCCCTTTTCTGGTCGAGTGTACTCAAATGAAAGAGGATTAAAGTAACTTCTCTGTGTAGAAAACTGACCTAAACGAAGTTTTTCCAGAAGATTATTATTTCTAGTTGTCACATGATTAAGTATTTGAAAGTCTTGCTTATTATTAGGATCAGAAATCTCAGTAGCAGTATAAACTTCAGAAACCTTTTGAGTGATTAAACTATCAACAGACTTAAAACAATAACCATCTTGTGTTTCATAGAAAAAATACCCAGCAGTTGCATCTTCACCAGATTCTGGCACACCTTTTGATGCCAACCAAGTCAGTAAGGTAAATGGTTTTTTCATATTACCAATAAAACCATACTTATTTGATGTCTGATCAATAAAGAGTTCTTTACTTGTTACCAAATATTTTTTTATAATTTCTTCCGCTGATACTGATATTGGAGATGATGTTGGAAATCTTATAGGAACTCTGGAAGTTTCATTAGTAATTGCTTCTCTTGAGCATAGATTTAATACAAAAGTCTCTTGCTTACTATCACGAATGACATTAGTAATACCAGAAACATATAATGAATTATTACCAGAAAAGTCTAATCCTGGATTATTATCAGTATTACCTTGAAGTTTGATGGATAGTCTTTCACCACCTCTCAGTGGAAGTCCCAAATATACACCAGCATTATCAATAACACTACCAGTTGTAGTTACCAGAATCTTAGCAGTAATAGTTGGAGAAAAAAGATCTTCATAATAATCTATAGACTGAACACCTGTTCGCAGATCTATAGTTCTATTCTTATCTGTAGTAGATTCTATAAGTATCTCATCATACTGTGAACTATCTGTTGCTGACATTATGTATTTCCTAGTTCTGTTAACAGTAAAGTAGTCATAAATCTATTTAACGGATCAGATGATGAAATATTCAGAGGTTTACTTGCTGGTGGACCGCCGCCTGTTGGTTGTTGAGATCCAGCAGGTGGTGGTGCTGCTGGATTTATTGGCACTGTAATGTTTCTAGATTTATTTACAGGTGCCAAACTTGGTGGTGTTGATGTGCCAGAAGATGTATTATTTGATTGTGCCGATACTTGTGCTGGTGGCACTGGTGGTGTAGTGCCAGTAATTTGCACACTTGTAAGTTGAATCAAAGAAACATATGGATCTGGTGAAGTATTACTTCCATATGTTGTGCTTCCTTTGTTTGTATTTGCTTCAAAGTGAATATGTGATCCCGCAGGTCCTGGTGGATCAACAGTTCCAGAATATCCAGTGACTGTAAATGATGTGCCTGCGGGTATTTTACCAGAAGTAATAATGTGCCTGGTGCTATGTGCGAATCTTAATTGAACACCTAAAGATTCTACCCAAACATCAATAACTTCACCATAACCACCACCTCTTGCGCTACCCATAACTTCACAATCTACTTTCAAAGAAACAAATAATCCAGGATCGCAACCGATATCAATACCACCGTGTGGTCCATGCTTTCTAGATGCTCCTAAAAGACTGGTAATAGATGCATTTTTCCCAAGAAGACTAGTTACATTCTGACCTTTAGTATATCTTTTACCTGAATCTATCGTAGGTGGAGGTGTTGTTTGTGCAGGTGACGGTGACTGTGGTTCTTGATAGTTTTTGAACTGCTCAAATGCCGCTTCGACTTTATCTGGAGTAATCGTTGCTCGATTTCCATTAAAGTTTCTGTAATAACTTTGACCCCTCTTAACAAGTTGTTTGTACCCCTGAGTGTCTTCTAAAACAGGGATTCCAGCAAATTCCATTGCAAGTCTTTTTGCAGCTTCATTTGGATTATTAACGATCATATCTGCGGTAATTCCGCGTGCTTTAATCAATGCTATAGCAATCTTATCCTGATTTGCTGGACTGAATAAATCTGTATTAACATCAAGACCTGCCAGTTCTGCTTGTTGTATTGGTGTTGTTAATTGATATCTACCAATCGCACCATTTCCACCATCAACTCCAACCGCTTTATTTGCCTCAGCGATTGTCATATTTGTAAGATTTGGATTCTCATCGTTTGGTGCGATAGATGTATATCCACCCTCAGCACTTCCAATCAGATTTAATATTGGAGAAAATCTACCAGCATTTGCTGCTCCGCCAGATGATGTTCCTGGTCCTGGTGGTTGTGATGGATCTATACCTGGTCTTTTTTCAAATGATCCGATAAAGTCATTATACCATGTACGAAGATCAAAATTTTGGAATGATCGAACCATTCTGAGAATATTATCTTCAAGTGAGTTAATACCTTTACGTAATTTTTTCTCATTGTCTTCTGCTTCTTTGACTTCATCTGGTCTTAATATGCCAGATATTTTTCCTAAGATTCCATCAAGTGCTGAAGTAAAGTCTTGGAAAAATTCAGTCGTATTATCAATCCAAGATTGTAAGATTTTTCTTGCTTCCTGTATTCTCCCAATAAGGGATTGAACTGCCTTAATAATTCCAGGTAAATTTGTCAGTAACCATCCAAGCATAACAGTACCAACAAAATCCATAATCCTTCCAAGAAATCCCTTGGTGCTTCCAGATATGGTTCTTTGTGCGCTAGAAATAATATTTGGAAGTTTTCCAGATTCAATTACACTCTCTCGTTCTTTTCTCTGTACTGCTTCTCTTCTTGTTCTGAATATTTCAGATTTTTTTAGAATTGCTCTCTGCTTTTCTCTATTGTTTACATTAAGACCTTTTTGAATACCAATACTAGTGGAGTTTGCGGTTTTTAAACCTTCGCCAAAAGATAGTAGAGAACTTCTAATGTTCCCTAAACTATCACTATTTTTTAGTAGAGATTTTTGTGCTTCTGCCATTATACTGAAGGTACGTTAAATGCAGAGACAGCTGCTAATCTGTACATATTGTCGGAATCACTAGTTGCATACAATGGAACATTTCCAACAGGACCAGATGCAGAAGGTGCAGATGCGGGTGCAGGTGCCTGTTGACTAGGAGCAGGTGGAATTGGTATTGGAATAACGTTTATTGGTTGCTCTGCTGGTGGTTGAGAAACTTTATCCGCAACTGTTTGTGCCTTTTGAATTGGCGTAAACATATTTGGTGGGAGTTTTCCAGTTTTGCCAATAAAATTCTCATCATCAATAAATCCTTGAACTTCTTTTGTACTAAATCCCATATCAGCAAGTGTCGTATCACCAGGAGTTATTTGTCCAGGTTCCAATCCTTGTGATGGATCTCCTGCAAGGGGAACATTTGCAGGTTCTGTTTTAGAATTGTCTGAAGCAGGAGTTGGTTCTAATTTTGCATCTAGTTGATCTTTATGACCTCCTTTCTCTGCATCATCAAGTTTCTCACCAGATATATTCTCCATTGGTTGCACTTGAGCAGCAGGAGAACTAATGTCTGGTGCGTTTGTTGCAAAGAGCGATTGACCAAGACGCATAGATTCCATAAAATCTACACCATAATTATTAACTATATTCTGTGGCATAACAAATTCCCCGTCAGTCAGCAGTGCAGGGATTTGATCAATACCTGATGTTCCTTCTACAGATCCGCCTTTATTGAATTGCTGTGGTGGTGGCGCATTTGCTCCCGTTCCCGGTGGTTCTGCCGGATTTATTGGATTTTGATTTTGGTTCGGATTTTGGTTCTGATTGTCAGGAATTTCTGGTAAAATTCGATCCGCAAAGGGAATATTATCTCGTATACCATTATAAAAATTCTTAGCAGTTTCTTTTATTATTTCTATAAAATCTCGTCCTGGTTGCGTAAATAATCCGGCAGCAGCAACGCCAGCAAGTAGAATAGCAATTCTACCAAAACTACCAGTTAAAAGAGTAAGTGCTAGTTTAGATGCAACAAAAACACCAGTTATAATACCAAGACCAGTTATAGTCTCAGTTTTTATTTCATTAAGTTTTTTCGTATTTCCTTCAGACCTAGCTTGAAGAGCTTCAACTATATTACTTCCCAACCATCCACCAATAAGTGTAAGGAAGAACGTTCCCAACTTACCTAAACTAAATGATGCTTTACTTGCCAGTTTCTGTGCAGGTGCAACGGCAGCAGCTTCAATTTTTTTCTCTATTACACTCTCTTTACCTTCACGCAATTGTTGTTGCGCTAATTTTGATTCTAGTGCTTGTTCTTGTTGTTCTTTCTGCCTTTCTAATGCTTGAGAAGTTGCTAAACTATTGCTAATTACTTGCAGTGATGTATTGAGAGAAGCAACATCTCTATTGAGACTGTTTATCTGTGTTGCAACCAATCCAAGTTGCAATGAGTTTTGGTTGAGTAACTTATTAGTTACTGGATCTGGTTGAGCAGGATCTGCCGTTCTTCCTGCAAATGCAAGGGGTGATATCAGTGATCTTCTACTTCCAGGGGTACTAACCATTCATTTGTTGCGCTTTTAAATTTTCTTCTTCAATGTATTGTTGGAGGAAAGCAAGATAAATTTCTTTCTCCCAAGGTATCATATTTTCCAATTCTGTTAATGAGTATTTATGATGTTGCATCAAAGCAAAATTAATTCTAAAGTATGACTCAATATTAGTATGAGCCATACTTACCCGAAAAAACTTGCTAATCCCTCCAAAACAACCTCATTATCAACTTCAGTGTTTGGATTCGTCACTGTCATAGTATGAGATAATTTAGGCATTGTTAGATAAAAGTTCTCAATTTCTTTAAACTGCTTAGAACTCAGTTGCTCCACAAATTCACGAAGTTCTTTCTTAGTGCAATCTTTAGTGGACCAAGATTCTTCTTCACTATAAATCTGCTCAATGGATGACATAATGACATTGAAAGTTTCATCAAGATTGATTTCACTAACCGCAAAGTTATTCTTGACAAATTCTTCCATTGATGGATATTTCATTCTTAATGTCAAACTATCATCAAGTTTAATGTCTTTAGAGTGAGTATCATCAAACTGCACTTGAATCTCATCAAGACTAATAAGTACAGGAACTTTTGTTACGCCATCATCTGGACAGGTAACCAAAACTTCAACTTCTTCACCAACAGACTTACCACGAATGTTGAGGAACAAATATTCAATATCAAATGTAGAAAGTTCTTCTACTTTTACACCTCTTGTCAGAATACAAGATTTAATTACGTCTTTAACCGCATTGACAATTTGTGAAAGATCTTCACTCTCCATTGCAATAACAAGAACTTTTTCTTCTTTAACTAGAAATGGTCTATACCTGATCTTTTTTCCAGTAGAAGGGATCGCCAACTCATAAGTTGGTGTAGAAATTTTTGGTAAAGGCATTACAATTCATGCACGTCAGTAAAATTATTTAGAGGGGTTATCAGAGGAACTTAAATTCTGAAGACCAGGAGGAATTTATGATATCATCATTCAATATACTACTACCCGATTTAAAGAATTCTCCACTATTACTCAATCCAGTAAATCTGGGAATGGCAGCATCAGATAAAAAGTCAGTACCTGATGAAGAATTACTATTAGAATTATTAAAACCGTTTGCTAATTTCTGTTGCCCTCGTTGTGACTGATTTCCAGTTCCAGTTCCAGAATCAAGTCCATCTTTATTACTAGTTGTCCCTAAGAAATTTGCAAGAGAACTTGATTGTCCAGAGACATATCTGTCATATTGAAATGTTACTGAAGCCTTCAAGATATTAGAACCTTCATATGAAACTGTAGTAGAATCTAAAGAAAGTGGATATAGACCATAAAATCTATACTCAACATATTTCTTATAATCTTTTTCAAATTTTGTAATTACAGTTTGATCACATTTATATTGCTTCGGATAATTCATTCTATAATAATATCCTGGCGTTAAATTACTTACTCCATCAGTAAATTCAGTTCCTGAAGCAATAAACTCCATCCAATGCTCAATAAACTTTAAAGATCTATATGAATTATCAACATAAAACTCCATAGTCATTGGAGTGAATATTCTGGTATGTGCAAATTTCTCTGCAACACCCATAAAATTTCCCACAACATCTGCTGTAGCAAATCCACTACCAGGTAGGATTGCTCTACTGCATAAAAGTCCAATTGTCTCAGTAATATATCTACTATCAATACCCCTCTGACCCAGGTATTTTCTTAAAGTACCAGCAAGACCACCAAACTGCACCATATAGTGTGAGGTTAGTGCAACATTTCCTATGACTGGTTTTATTTGAGATATTTTTTTCGGTAATGGTCTAGGCACTCTAAATATATTATAGGTGATTGTTTAGTTATTTAGATGTCATATAAGGGAAAATACAAACCATCTTATCCTAAAAAATATAAGGGAGATCCTACTAATATAATATACCGTTCTCTTTGGGAACGCAAGTTTATGGTTTACTGTGACAATAATACAAATATTATAGAGTGGCAGTCAGAAGAATTTTGTATTCCATACCGATCTCCTATTGATAATCGAGTTCATAGATATTTTCCAGACTTCTTTATCAAGTATAAAGATGTCAATGGTAGAGTTAGATCATCTCTTATTGAAGTAAAACCTTTAAGGCAATGTTCACCTCCACCTAAACCTAAGAGACAGACAAAAAAATACTTGAATGAGGCATTTGAATATGTCAAAAATCAAGCAAAGTGGGAAGCAGCACAAGAATACTGCAAAGATAGAATGTGGGACTTCAAAGTTATGACAGAAAAAGAACTTGGTATCAAGTAATGGCAATCAAAAAGAGGGAAACACTCTTACAGTCACAACGAAGAAAACTTGCTGAACAAAGGGCAGCAAGAGCAGCGGCAGAGGCATCTCAGAGACCCACAGACACTGATGAAAATCGTAATAGGATTCGCACTGTAACAAATAAAGTAATAGGTGTCAGAGACCCAGATATCGTTATGAATCAACTACTTGAAGTCCTTGAAAAAGCGGATGCGCCAGTTCCAGGAAAGTTATACGTCTACAAATATGTTGCAATCACTCCAGGTATCCGATATGATAGGAACCCTGTGGTACAGATAAGAAACGTATCGGATAGAGGTTGGATAGGTCAGAACTTTCATTGGTTAGGAAAAGGTCAATCAATAAGAAATTATCTTGCAAGTGAAGTTATATCTGATGGCATTTATGAAATTTATCCATCAGAACTTAGAGACGTTATGATGCTACCTATCAGAGATTTCAAAGTTGGCGGCTAAATAAATAAAAACCATTTAAATGGCAGAAACTAGAATTAGCAGAATTACTAGAAGAGGAGGGGGAGATGTAAGACCTTCAGCAAAGAAAGCACAGGATGCTGCCAATTCTACAGAGAAAGGTGGTGGTAATACCAAAAATAATCCTAATAATGCAGATACTGGACCAGAGGTCTATCGATATCCAAGAGAAGCGTTATCAAATACCACAGATGCTTTATACATATCAATATTTGATCAATTTAGAACCAGTGATACTGGTGCTTCTAATCTTTTTAATCTTGATGGTCTTATAGAAAAAACAACAACTGGTACTGGTGATAAAAAAGTTACTACTATTGATAGCGTAAATCTTAAAAAATTAGGAGTTAAAGCAGCTTCTGACTTTTTTCAAAGAAATACAGATAAGGTAAAGAAAAAAAATACAAAATACATATATCTACCAATTCCACAACAAATTAGTGATGCATTAGCAGTATCTTATTCTGAAGATTCATTAAATCCACTACAAGCTGTTGGAACTCAAGTAACTGCCGAAATTTTAAACGATCCTGGAAATGTTGGTACTCTTATAAGTAAACTAACCAAAGGAAATTTTGAAGGACTAGACCAAAATACTGTAAAGACAATACAATCAGGTCTTGCTGGAAAAGCACTCAATAGTTTAGGCGCTAACGTAAGTCCTAACTCGATAATTTCTAGGGCAACTGGACAAATCCTACAATCAAATCTTGAACTCTTGTTTAGTGGCGTAACTCTTAGATCATTTCCGTTTACATTTGATTTTACACCAAGAGATCAAGTTGAAGCAAAAGAAGTAATGGCAATTATTAGATGTCTAAAATCATCAATGGTACCAAAAAAAGGAAGCAATCCCGCACTGTTCATTGGTTCACCTAAAGTATTTCAATTGGAATATGTGACTGGACAAAGAGAACATCCATTCTTGAATCGATTTAAAATATGTTCTTTAGCACAACTGAGTGTTAACTATACAGCATCTGGAACATATGCAACTTATCCAGATGGTACACCAGTTCATATTCAAGTCTTATGTGAATTCAAAGAAATCAATCCAATCTATGCAGAGGATTATGAAGATCAAGAGGATGGATACTTAGCAGGAGGTGTAGGTTACTAATGTCTTATTTCAGAGAACTACCAAATCTTTTATATCAATCAACTCTTTTAGACAAAGTTTCTTCTAGAGACTATGTACTAATTAAAAACTTATTCCGTAGAGTCAAACTTCAAGACTATATTACGGATAAAGTTGCTTTTTTTGATAAGTATACAATCTTAGATCTACAGCGACCAGATAATGTCGCAGAGATCTTTTATGGTAAAGCAGACCTAGATTGGGTTGTAATCCTGACTGCAGGTATTACTAATATCAAAGATGAATGGCCGATTTCTAACTATGATCTCTACAGGTATGTTGAAAATAAGTATGGTATCACAGAAGTAAATAATGTTCACCACTATGAGACCATTGAAGTTAAAGATAATAGGGGGAGATTAATTTTACCTGGTCGTCAAATAGTTGATCAAGATTTTAAAATTAAGACTCCATATGATGCTTCTGCAACTAAGTTTTACATCACTAATCCAGACATTGGTGGTGGGGGTGGTGCTCCTCCAGACCCTGATGCAAATCCACCTTTTGCTGGTTACGGATCAACAAAGTATACAGGTGTTAATCAAGAAATAAATCCGGTAACAGGAATTTCAAACTATGAGTATGAAACATTAAAAAATGAAAAGAAAAGAAAGATTCAATTAATGAAACCATCATATCTACAAATATTCTTGAATGATATGAGAAATATTATGTACTATGAAGATAGTAGTCATACAATTAATTCAAGATTATCAGTTACAGATAATACCAGATTGATCGGTCCATAAAAGATC